ATACTAGCGACTGAGCATAATCTTCCTTTGTCTGAAGTTGAAGAGATTATTAATTATCAATTTAATTATGTATCTGAGATTATGAAAGAAGGTAATTTTGAATCTATAAGATTACCAAGATTTGGTAAATTTTCAGCTAAACCAGGAAGAATAAAACATATACAAAACTATATAGATGGATCTACTAACGATAAGTGATAAAAAAGTTATACCTAGCGCATATACTTTAACTATTAAGGATTTTAAAGGTTTAAAGTCTGAAGAACTTGCGGCTATATACTATTTTACTGATCATAGATCCCCATATGCTGTATATCCAGAAGATGAGAGGCAAGATAAACTAGTAGAAGACCTAAATATTAAGTGGTCTCCTAAATTAGAGGGCGGAATTGAGAAATATAGAGAGCTATCAGAAACATCAGCTGTTAAACTTCTAAAATCTGCTAGGGCATCTGTTAGTAAACTAGAGAGATATTTCAGAGACATTGATTTAACCTTGACAGACGATAATGGAAAACCTATATTTGCTGCTAAAGATCTAGTTGCAAATTTAACTAAGATGGGAGATGTTGTAGAAGGTTTATCTAAGCTTGAGGATGTAGTTAAGAAAGATCAACAAGCAGCTAGTGTAAATCGTGGAGGTGTAGTTGTAAATAAATACAGTCAATAATGAATTTAGCTGATGAGTTAGAGTGCTATTCAAAGATTATGCATAATGCATATCTACTTGTTACTGAGCAAAAGTCTATTGACGAATTAGATTTAGATATAACCTCGGCTGATGCTACATATGAATCTTATTTACCTTTTAATCCTGAAAATAGTGATGGTAAAGATTCAGCTACATTATCCTTATTGATAGATTACTACACAAGTTTAGGGGATGCAGTAAAATGTAAGAAATTAAAAAAGCTTGAAGAAGTTTAAGGATACAAATAGCGTTAGGCCTGCTGCGTTACATTATATGAAGCACGGCTTTTATACAGAAGCTTTACCTGGAACAAAAGATTATTTTGATTACTGGGATGAACAGCGTGAAAGATGTTTGTATGGGTATGAAGCTAAAGGTGTAAAAGTTACAGGGTTTCATTATTTTTATTTAAACTACTGCCCTATTGATAGATCAGTAGATGAAACTCTCCCAGATGGTACTGTAATTGCACGAAGAGAAAGAACTTTTCCAGCATTCTATGATGGAGATTGGAAATACTTTAATGCAATTGATCAATGCCGTAAGACTAATAAACATATGACGGTTTTAAAAGCCCGTCGTAAAGGATACTCGTATAAAGCTGCGTCTATGCTAGCACGTAATTATTTTCATTTACGTAATAGTAAGAATTATGTATTTGCTGGGCAGAAAGAGTTCTTAATTGGGGACGGTCTTCTATCAAAAGCATGGGAAATTTTATCATTTGTAGATGATAATACAGCTTGGACACAACCTAGACTTAGGGATAGGGAAATGAATAAAATGTCTGGCTATAAGAAAAATGTAAATGGTGCAGACGTAGAACTAGGTATGAAATCTATGATTATGGGAGTATCCTTAAAAGATGCTCCTGATAAAGTACGTGGTAAAGCAGGAGAACTTATTTTCTTTGAGGAGGCTGGTGCATTTCCAGGATTATTAAAAGCGTGGGAAGTAGCTATGCCTACTATGCGTCAAGGAGCTAATACTCTGGGAACAATGATTGCATTTGGTACAGGTGGTACAGAGGGTGCAGATTTTGAGGGTATGGAAGAATTATTTTACAACCCTGACTCGTATGATTGCATGTCGTTTGAAAATGAATGGGATGTAGGAGCACAAGGAACTGTATGTGGGCATTTTGTACCTATCTATGAAAACTTAGAAGGCTTTATTGACGCAGATGGTAACTCTTCTATAGATAAAGCTATTGCTTTTGAAGAAGAAAATAGGAATAAAAAGAAAGGGACAAATGATCCTAAAGCATATGATCAGTACATAGCTGAGCATCCTATGAATCCTAGAGAAGCAACTTTACAAGTATCTTCTAACTTATTTGATATTGCTTCTTTACAAGAACATTATAATAAAGTTAAATCTCGTGGGTTACATACTATAGGAACAAATGGGAAATTATACTATGGGAAAGGGAATAAGATTGAGTTTAAAGTCGACGGAGATGTTAAACCAATTCTTAGATTTCCACATAGAAAAGAAGATAATTTACATGGGTGTATAACAATCTATGAAGGCCCTTTTAAAAATGCTCAAGATCAAGTACCTCATAATTTATACTTAGTATGCCATGACCCGTATGGGCAAAATCAATCTGCAGACTCTACTTCTTTAGGAGCTGCGTACGTTATTAAAAGAGTAAATAATATCAGTCAACCTGACGATTTAATTGTAGCTAGCTATGTTGGACGACCACACTCGCAAGACGAGTATAATAGGAATTTGTTTATGCTTGCTGATTATTACAATGCTAAAATTGGTTTTGAGAATGATCGCGGAGCTGTAATACAGTATGCTAAACAGCATAGAAAATTACACAGATTGCAAGAAGAGTTTGAAATGCTAGATAAAAAAGATTTAAGATCTCGTAATGTAAAACGTCAATACGGAATGCATACAACAGAAGCTCGTAAGCGTCAAGGTGAATTATACATTAGGGATTGGTTAAATACAGTACGTTCTACAAATGCAGACGGCTCAGTTGTTTTGAATATGCATAAGATTTATGATCTAGCATTATTACAAGAGTTGATTAAGTTTAACTATAAAGGTAACTTTGACCGTGTAATGGCATTTATGATTGGCATGTATCATACTAGAGAGCTTTATAATGCAGAAGTGAAAGAAATTTTAGAAGACAGATCTGCAGATAAATGGTTTGATAATATTTATCATTAGTGCTATAATATTAATACATTGCCTAAAATATTAACGTAGATTATAAATACGTAAAATTTATTAACTTTGTAAGATATGCATCTAGGGGGAGATAAGATACCGCAGCAAAAGCTGCCGCTATCTAAAAAAACTAAACAATGGCGCGAAGACTGCGTCGAAGGTTATATTGACCTATCTAATAACGGGGTAACTGAAAGGAAGAGTTACTTGCGTTCTTTATACGATTTTTACAACGGTGTAATTGATGAGGTAGACTATAAGTATGTTCTCAAGCCTTATGGCAAGACTCGCACAAATTTCCCCTCTAAGATGCGCAATTACCCAATCATTAAACCTGTTATTGATTTATTGATGGGCGAGAAGTCTAAACGACCTCTCAATTACACTGTTGCTGTTTTAAATCATGATGTTGTTTCTCAAAAGGAACAAGCAAAGCATGAGATGTTGGTTCAAAATATGCAAGCCCAATTTGTAAATAAAATGAATCAAATGGGCATGAATACAGATATGCCAGACCAACAAGTTCAACTTCCTGAATCTCTACTAGAAATTTTTGAAAGAGATTATGTAGATAATAGAGCAATATTAGGTCAGCATGCTATGACTTATATTATGCAATCTCAAGAGGTTTCTGATAAATTACAGAAAGCTTGGTTTCACTACTTAGTTTCAGGAGAAGTATATACTATGAGAGGTGTTAGGAATGGTGAGCCATATTATGATATACTTAATCCAATTGATGTAGATTATGACATGGACCCTGATCTAGATTACGTAGAAGATGGAGATTGGGCAGTAGTGAGAAAATATGTACACGCATCTACAGTAATTGATCATTACTTTGAATCATTAAGTGATACCCAGATTCTAGAGCTAGAGCAGCCTAGGCATATGGAGGTAGACACATTTATTTTTAGTAGTAATAGTACTACAGCTGATCCAAATATTCACAGGAATAGACTTATTGAAGTAGCTACTGTTTATTGGAAAAGCCGTAAAAGAATAGGTTTTATAACATACTTAGATCCTTTAACAGGAGATTTAGAAGAGTACGAAGTTGAAGAAGGATTTAGAATGCCTGCTGAAATGAAAGAAGCAGGAGCTAAATTAACTTGGTTATGGGTAAATGAAGTATGGGAAGGAACACGTATAGATGGTAGATTCTATATAGATATGGGTCCAGTACCTAATCAAAGAAATTCTATAAATAATGTTTCTACTTGTAAGCTCCCTATTAATGGTAGACGCTATTCAAA